AAAGGGTAATATATAACAGAAGGTTTATATAGTTAGAAGCAAGGTTGTGCTTCTAAAGGAAGTGGCTTGAGGGAGCCACTTATATGTTGGGGAGGCAATGCCTCCCGCAACATATCTTTTTCGTAATCAGATTAGAACTGGTAAACCAGACCTACAGCAACGATGTCATCAGTGCTTACACCGAGTGCTTTAGTGAAGTCATTTTTGTCAAGCAGGTTGATTTTGTAATCAACGAAAGTAGACATATTTTTGTTGAAGTAATAGGTTGCACCTACATCAACATATTTGACTAAGTCCTGATCGCCCCATACTCCAAGATCCTTACCTTTAGATTGCAGGTAAGCAACGGACGGACGCAGACCGAAATCGAACTGATATTGTGCAACAGCTTCGAAGTTTTGGGCTTTATTAGCAACGAAGTGATCAGCAAATACAGTCATATTCTGGGTTTCAGAATAGGTAGTGGCCAGGTAAATGTTGTTAGCGTCATATTTCAGACCTGCGGCCCAAACTTCTGCATTTTTACCGGAAGCAAATACTTCAGGAAGAACTTTCCCTGCATTAACTTGAGTGTCGGTACGATCAGATTTTGCATAAGTTGCACCGATACCGAATCCTTCGTATTCATAGGTAGCAGAGAAACCGAAGCCATCACCGTTACCTTCGGTGTAGTTATCGAAATCGCTACGATCGTTTTTGCCTTGGTACTGAGCAGCAAAGTTCAGACCATCAACCAGGCCAAAGAAGTCGTTGTTACGATAGGTTGCAACACCAGTGGTGCGACCAGTCATGAACACATCTGTTTGGGTCCAGGTATCGCCACCGAATTCTGGCAGAACGTCAGTCCACGCACCGATGTCGTATGCTACACCGTAGTTACGGCCGTAATCGATTGAGCCGTAGTCACCGAATTTCAGGCCTGCAAATGCAAGACGGGTTTTGTCTTTGGAGGAACCTTGAGATTCAGCGCGGTTGCCTTTGAATTCATATTCCCACTGACCGAAACCAGTCAGTTGATCGTTGATTTGGGTTTCACCTTTGAAGCCAAGACGGGCATAAGTAGTATCACCATCATCTGCATCATTAGAGGAGAAGTAGTGCTTAGCATTAACTTTCCCGTACAGATCCAGCTTGTTACTGTCTTTATTATAAATTTCAGCTGCCTGAGCAGACATCGCCATCAGTACTGATGCAGCTACAGCAGAAATTGCCACTGTTAATTTTTTCATCGTGAGCCCTTTTTTTTGAACTATTATTAAAAAATGATGTCACTGCACGATAAATATTCATCCAATCAATGAGATTATTTCAAGATGTAAGTTTTAGTTTCTCATTTAATTTGTGAAGTAGATCTCTATTTTTATCTGAACTTTTTCTATCGAAACCTATTTATGGCTCTTATTTGAACAAAAATAAACCTATTAGCTAATTTATATTAATGGCTGTTATTTATGGGGGTTCTATAATTCGGCAGTTTAATTTAAATCAACTAAAAATAACGTCTGAAATTATTTATTGGTTATTTGTTGAGGTTTTCTTATGTATTTGTGGTGGAGTTTTGAACACTCGGTAGCATTCTCATAAATATCATTCAGTGGTTTACGTACGTAAAAAATTGGTTATGCTGTTAAGAGTGGTTACTTCGTCACACAGCTTAAACCCGCCGTCGAGCTGGTTTTTCCATTTTTTGAGTCTCGATATTAGCTGATAACTCAATACCTGAGTTATTCACTGACTCCGAGTCTGTTACGTTTCTGCTTTTTTGCGATACGTTGTATTCCCTCAATTTACACCCGCTTTGTCTGCGAGGTGGGGTTATGAAATCCATGGATAAGTTAACAACGGGTGTCGCCTATGGCACCTCAGCAGGTAGTGCCGGTTACTGGTTTTTACAGCTGCTCGATAAAGTCACGCCCTCACAGTGGGCAGCAATAGGTGTGCTGGGTAGCCTGGTATTTGGCCTGCTGACGTACCTGACAAACCTTTATTTCAAGATTAAAGAAGATAAGCGCAAGGCTGCGAGAGGTGAATAATGCCTCCATCATTACGAAAAGCCGTTGCTGCTGCTATTGGTGGCGGAGCAATTGCTATAGCATCAGTGTTAATCACTGGCCCAAGTGGTAACGATGGTCTGGAAGGTGTCAGCTACATACCATACAAAGATATTGTTGGTGTATGGACTGTATGTCACGGGCATACAGGAAAAGACATCATGCTCGGTAAAACGTATACCAAAGCAGAATGCAAAGCCCTCCTGAATAAAGACCTTGCCACGGTCGCCAGACAAATTAACCCGTACATAAAAGTTGATATACCGGAAACAACGCGCGGCGCTCTTTACTTGTTCGTTTACAACGTGGGCGCTGGCAATTTCAGAACATCGACGCTTCTTCGCAAAATAAACCAGGGCGATATCAAAGGCGCATGTGATCAGCTACGTCGCTGGACATATGCTGGCGGTAAGCAATGGAAAGGTCTCATGACTCGTCGTGAGATTGAGCGTGAAATCTGTTTGTGGGGTCAGCAATGAACAGAGTAACCGCGATTATCTCCGCTCTGGTTATCTGCATCATCGTTTGCCTGTCATGGGCTGTTAATCATTACCGTGATAACGCCATTACCTACAAAGCCCAGCGCGACAAAAATGCCAGAGAACTGAAGCTGGCGAACGCGGCAATTACTGACATGCAGATGCGTCAGCGTGATGTTGCTGCGCTCGATGCAAAATACACGAAGGAGTTAGCTGATGCGAAAGCTGAAAATGATGCTCTGCGTGATGATGTTGCCGCTGGTCGTCGTCGGTTGCACATCAAAGCAGTCTGTCAGTCAGTGCGTGAAGCCACCACCGCCTCCGGCGTGGATAATGCAGCCTCCCCCCGACTGGCAGACACCGCTGAACGGGATTATTTCACCCTCAGAGAGAGGCTGATCACTATGCAAAAACAACTGGAAGGAACCCAGAAGTATATTAATGAGCAGTGCAGATAGAGCTGCCCATATCGATGGGCAACTCATGCAATTATTGTGAGCAATACACACGCGCTTCCAGCGGAGTATAAATGCCTAAAGTAATAAAACCGAGAAATCCATTTACGAATGTTTGCTGGGTTTCTGTTTTAACAACATTTTCTGCGCCGCCACAAATTTTGGCTGCATCAACAGTTTTCTCCTGTCCAATTCCCGAAACGAAGAAGTGATGGGTGATGGTTTCCTTTGGTGTTACTGCTGTCGGTTTGTTTCCAACAGTAAACGTCTGTTGAGCACATCCTGTAATAAGCATTGCCAGAGCGGCAGAAAACAACATTTTTTTCATCTTATTATCCTGCATTGTTAAAAACGGCAGAATCCTATGTGACAACAATTAAACGATAGTTAAATGGATTGATGAAAATTAAAACTATATAGGTGTACGCTCAGACTATTGGAGGAAGTTGGGGACACTCAGAATCCTGTGGAATGAAATAAACCGGTCTATCCGTCTATTACCCTTTTAGCTGCGCTGTATCGTCGCCGTATTCCCGCATTAACCATGACCGTAGCCCGACGGGGAATTCCTTCTGCGTGAGTGTGCGGGAATAATCAAAAACGATGCACACCGGGTTTTACTGTGCTGACAGACGCAGGGTTACCCTCATAGTCGCTTTTCCGGTGCGATGGTGGAAGAAACCGGGATGTTCATCCATCATCACTTTGGATTGATGTATATGCTCTCTTTTCTGACGTTAGTCTCCGACGGCAGGCTTCAATGACCCAGGCTGAGAAATTCCCAGACCCTTTTTGCTCAAGAGCGATGTTAATTTGTTCAATCATTTGGTTAGGAAAGCGGATGTTGCGGGTTGTTGTTCTGCGGGTTCTGTTCTTCGTTGACATGAGGTTGCCCCGTATTCAGTGTCGCTGATTTGTATTGTCTGAAGTTGTTTTTACGTTAAGTTGATGCAGATCAATTAATACGATACCTGCGTCATAATTGATTATTTGACGTGGTTTGATGGCGTAGATGCACGTTGTGACATGTAGATGATAATTATTATCATTTTTCGGGTCCTTTCCGGCGATCCGACAGGTTACGGGGCGGCGACCTCGCGGGTTTTCGCTATTTATGAAAATTTTCCGGTTTAAGGCGTTTCCGTTCTTCTTCGTCATAACTTAATGTTTTTATTTAAAATACCCTCTGAAAAGAAAGGAAGCGACAGGTGCTGAAAGCGAGCTTTTTGGCCTCTGTCGTTTCCTTTCTCTGTTTTTGTCCGTGGAATGAACAATGGAAGTCAACAAAAAGCAGCTGGCTGACATTTTCGGTGCGAGTATCCGTACCATTCAGAACTGGCAGGAACAGGGAATGCCCGTTCTGCGAGGCGGTGGCAAGGGTAATAAGGTGCTTTATGACTCTGCCGCCGTCATAAAATGGTATGCCGAAAGGGATGCTGAAATTGAGAACGAAAAGCTGCGCCGGGAGGTTGAAGAACTGCGGCAGGCCAGCGAGGCAGATCTCCAGCCAGGGACTATTGAGTACGAACGCCATCGACTTACGCGTGCGCAGGCCGACGCACAGGAACTGAAGAATGCCAGAGACTCCGCTGAAGTGGTGGAAACCGCATTCTGTACTTTCGTGTTGTCGCGGATCGCAGGTGAAATTGCCAGTATTCTCGACGGGATCCCCCTGTCGGTGCAGCGGCGTTTTCCGGAACTGGAAAACCGACATGTTGATTTCCTGAAACGGGATATCATCAAAGCCATGAACAAAGCAGCCGCGCTGGATGAACTGATACCGGGGTTGCTGAGTGAATATATCGAACAGTCAGGTTAACAGGCTGCGGCATTTTGTCCGCGCCGGGCTTCGCTCACTGTTCAGGCCGGAGCCACAGACCGCCGTTGAATGGGCGGATGCTAATTACTATCTCCCGAAAGAATCCGCATACCAGGAAGGGCGCTGGGAAACACTGCCCTTTCAGCGGGCCATCATGAATGCGATGGGCAGCGACTACATCCGCGAGGTGAATGTGGTGAAGTCTGCCCGTGTTGGTTATTCCAAAATGCTGTTGGGTGTTTATGCCTACTTCATAGAGCATAAGCAGCGCAACACACTTATCTGGTTGCCGACGGATGGTGATGCCGAGAACTTTATGAAAACCCACGTTGAGCCGACCATCCGCGATATTCCGTTGCTGCTGGCGCTGGCTCCGTGGTATGGCAAAAAGCACCGGGATAACACGCTCACCATGAAGCGTTTCACTAATGGGCGTGGCTTCTGGTGCCTGGGCGGTAAAGCGGCAAAAAACTACCGTGAAAAGTCGGTGGATGTGGCGGGTTATGATGAACTTGCTGCCTTTGATGAGGATATTGAACAGGAAGGCTCTCCGACGTTCCTTGGCGACAAACGTATTGAAGGCTCGGTCTGGCCAAAGTCCATCCGTGGCTCCACGCCCAAAGTGAGAGGCACCTGCCAGATTGAGCGTGCAGCCAGTGAATCCCCGCATTTTATGCGTTTTCATGTTGCCTGCCCGCACTGCGGGGAGGAGCAGTATCTTAAATTTGGCGACAAAGAGACGCCGTTTGGCCTCAAATGGACGCCGGATGACCCCTCCAGCGTGTTTTATCTCTGCGAGCATAATGCCTGCGTCATCCGCCAGCAGGAGCTGGACTTTACTGATGCCCGTTATATCTGCGAAAAGACCGGGATCTGGACCCGTGATGGCATTCTCTGGTTTTCGTCATCCGGTGAAGAGATTGAGCCACCTGACAGTGTGACCTTTCACATCTGGACAGCGTACAGCCCGTTCACCACCTGGGTGCAGATTGTCAAAGACTGGATGAAAACGAAAGGGGATACGGGAAAACGTAAAACCTTCGTAAACACCACGCTCGGTGAGACGTGGGAGGCGAAAATTGGCGAACGTCCGGATGCTGAAGTGATGGCAGAGCGGAAAGAGCATTATTCAGCGCCCGTTCCTGACCGTGTGGCTTACCTGACCGCCGGTATCGACTCCCAGCTGGATCGCTACGAAATGCGCGTATGGGGATGGGGGCCGGGTGAGGAAAGCTGGCTGATTGATCGGCAGATTATTATGGGCCGCCACGACGATGAACAGACGCTGCTGCGTGTGGATGAGGCCATCAATAAAACCTATACCCGCCGGAATGGTGCAGAAATGTCGATATCCCGTATCTGCTGGGATACTGGTGGGATTGACCCGACCATTGTGTATGAACGCTCGAAAAAGCATGGGCTGTTCCGGGTGATCCCCATTAAAGGGGCATCCGTCTACGGTAAGCCGGTGGCCAGCATGCCTCGTAAGCGAAACAAAAACGGGGTTTACCTTACCGAAATCGGTACGGATACCGCGAAAGAGCAGATTTATAACCGCTTCACACTGACGCCGGAAGGGGATGAACCGCTTCCCGGTGCCGTTCACTTCCCGAATAACCCGGATATTTTTGATCTGACCGAAGCGCAGCAGCTGACTGCTGAAGAGCAGGTCGAAAAATGGGTGGATGGCAGGAAAAAAATACTGTGGGACAGCAAAAAGCGACGCAATGAGGCGCTCGACTGCTTCGTTTATGCGCTGGCGGCGCTGCGCATCAGTATTTCCCGCTGGCAGCTGGATCTCAGTGCACTGCTGGCGAGCCTGCAGGAAGAGGATGGTGCAGCAACCAACAAGAAAACACTGGCAGATTACGCCCGTGCCTTATCCGGAGAGGATGAATGACGCGACAGGAAGAACTTGCCGCTGCCCGTGCGGCACTGCATGACCTGATGACAGGTAAACGGGTGGCAACGGTACAGAAAGATGGACGGCGAGTGGAGTTTACGGCCACTTCCGTGTCTGACCTGAAAAAATACATTGCGGAGCTGGAGGTGCAGACCGGCATGACACAGCGACGCAGGGGACCTGCAGGATTTTATGTATGAAAACGCCCACCATTCCCACCCTTCTGGGACCGGACGGCATGACATCGCTGCGTGAATATGCCGGTTATCACGGCGGTGGCAGCGGATTTGGTGGGCAGTTGCGGGCGTGGAACCCACCGGGTGAAAGTGTGGATGCAGCCCTGCTGCCCAAC